GAGAGCACACTTCGGGCGTTTGTAACAGTATGCAAACTTTTACCGTCGAGCTTTAAGCTCTCAAGGTAGCCACTCACTGCTTGTGCATCGATTTGAGTCATCTTTATATCGCCAAAATAATTTTTTAATGGAGCAAAATGTTTGCGGTAGGCACTGATCGTCCCTCTTTTTATTGGACTGCCCGGCCCTGTTATATAGTCCTCGTAAGCATTTGCCACTTCCTCAAAAGATGGACCAATTTTAGCTTTTTCGGCTTGCAAAATCAGCTCATCACGAGCCGCCTCATATTTACTCTTGGCCTCGGTCAAACTACTGCCATAAAAATGCCCTATCTTTCCATCGGGCATTTTCTTCTTTATCTCATAGCGCCCATCTGGGCGCTTGGCTTTTTTTCTCGGCATTTTTTACACCTCCCGTTTGATACTGTATGCCTGCTGATCTGCGATTACTGCCGCCTTGCCGCCGCTGT